TTTTATTTAAGAAAGTAGATTTTTGTTTATCTGCTACCTCTTTGTTACTCGCTTCTTCCTTGTTGTACCTATTAAAGAAATCAATTGCTTTTTGTTGGTCGTCAGTTAATTTAGACCCAGCTTTAATGTCTTCATAGTATTTGGATTTGTTCTCTTCCAGTTGAGTTTTAGCGTTCGCAACTTGCTCTTTTAACGCTAATTTTTTTCTACGTATTTCTCTATCGTCGTCTACGTCTTCGTCGAACGAGAATTGATCTTCCATAAGGAAGTTAATTTCTTCTGCGTTTAAATGGGGTTTAGTTTGCTTGTAGTGCTCATACAGTATATCTTGATTGTCCATCTCACTGTAATCTTTATTAAGCTTAACGTAGTCATTTAAATCACCACCAGTTTCGTCCATAAAGTTAACTAACTTCTGGATGTTCTCCGGTAAAGGTTCACCAGTTTCCATAGACTCTTTTATAGCTTCTGCAGCTTCAACAGCCACTTCTTCTACCTGCTCTACAGTTTCATTAGTTATTTCCTCTACTACTGGTGTATCTTGTTTTTCCACCTCTTGCGCCTCAGCTTCAGGCTTAACCTCTTCAACTGGTTTTTCTTCTGGTGGATTGTTTAAATCAACCTTCGTAACTGTTGGTTCAACAGCTTCAGCTGGTTTCTTCATTTTTGCTGCAACCTTAGTAACGTTACCTTTTGTCTCGTTACCATCTGGTTGTTTTGCTTCTTTTTTCTTTACTTTAATTTTGCCAGTTTCGCTATCAGCGATTGGCTCTTCTTTTTCTGCCATAATATAATATAATAATAGTTAATAATTTTACTTAGGACCAAATGCCCCTAAACCGAACTCGCCACTCATTATATCATTACCTGAGGACTCAAACTTTTTAGGTGGTTTCTTATTTAATCTTTGGTCTATAAGCTCACTTTGTTGTGATGCTTGCATTTTTGTTCTATCGTCTTTGCGATCTTCTTTTCTTGTATCTTTCATATCAACCTCCTCCATGTTCATTTTTTGAAGTTTCATGTTGATTTCAAACTCCATCTGCATGAGTTCTTTTTTAATCTCAGATTCCATTTGCATTTGCTGAGTTTTATTTTGTGACTTTACATTTTCCAACTCAACGTTCAATTGATGTGCTGCCTGAGCTTTTTGAGTCTCTGCTTCTGCTGCTGCTTTAGAGGCTTCTGCTTGAGACTTACCTTGAGCTTCTGTCATTTCAAGTTCTTGCTTTTGCTTTAACTCTGCTTTTTTCTTTCTAGTAATTTTAAGCATTTGATTAGCTAGCTTAATATTTCTAATGTTTCTTAAATCAATAGCATCTTCTAAGTCTATTGATCCTTGCTGTATAGATGTTTGTATGTTATTTTCTAACATTTGTTTTTCTTCATCATCTGGCGCTAACTCTAAGAATATACCAAAATCGTATAAGTGTAACTCTGCCATCTCTTTTAACGTAGCAACATTGTGAACACCTATGGATTGTATGAAAGCATCTTTTGTTGGAGAATATTCTAGTATGTCAGATATTCTTAAAGATAATGATTCAGCGACTTCCGCTGTTAAGAACATACCACTTTGTAAGATATGTCTCGTGGCTACATTTGAGTTTGCTGCAGCCATTTTTTGTATACCAACTAATGATTTAGCATCTGGAGTAGAAGCGTCTCTAGCTTCGTTTAAACCAGTCGTATCTCTAATCATTTGTAAATAGTAGTTGTAAGTACTAATTAACCCCTGCATTTTATTAGCAGCAGCGCTACTGTTAGATATTTCTTGTATAGGTGTTTTACCCATGTTTTGATCACCATCTTGAGTTAACGATCTACCAATAACAGAACCTGTTTGGAAGTACATGTTTAAAGCTTCTTGTGGATTATAATTAGTACCATTACCTAAATCAATCTCAGCTAAACCGTCAGCATCTAAATACACACCATCTGGAACCATTCTAGATAACACCTGTTGAAGTTTTAAGTGAGTTAGTTGTATCATATCAGCAAACCCAGTTATTCTGCTTACAAGTGATTCTATTCGTCCTTCATACATTCTTGGTGCGCAAATAGCATAATTCATTTTAACTTTAGTATAATCACTTTTAGGGCGCATCATATTTCTCGCCATCTCCCATTTAAGTAATTTATCGGTTCCAAGAATCAACGCTCCCTCATATAAACACTCAACAGCTCGTTGTAGCTTAGAAAATTTAAAGTCCACGTCTACAGGTGGATTAAACTTATCGTCTTTCTTTATTATCTTAGCAGAACCACTAGCTGTTTCTTTAACTTTATAAACTTCATTCATATAAGTTTTGTAGTTAAAGTATAGTACTTGAATTTTATTGTTATCATTATCACGGTTTCTACGACCCATGTCCGCGTAGCTACTATTTTTCTTAGATATCCCTTCTAAATCCTCATGTTCTAAATGTGGAAATTCTTTAGCCAACTCGTTAATCGGAATCTCTTTAACCTCCCCAACGTAGTATATGTCTTCGAAATAAGGGGAGTCTGTGTGTGAATACACTAAGTTAGCTGGATCAACGTAATCTATGACAACTCCTTCAGAAGTGTTAAAAGATGTTTTTACAGCCCCAATACCTAACACCGTTAAATCTTGATAAAATCTTCTTTTAATTAGATCATAATTATTACCTTTGAATAAAACGCTTAACGCAGCTTCTTCAGCTAACTCAACAGCCTGTTTGTAGTTAAGTTGCATGTGTAGTGCTAGCTCTTCCTCTGAATCAGGGAGTTTTTCTGGTGGAGTTGTTGATAAATCAATGTTTAAAGCCGTTTTGGTTTGAGCATCGAAATCCTTAAGTTTCATATCCTTAAGTAAATTTTCCATATAATCAGTACGCTTGCTAACACCCGCTTGGTCTTGTGAGTATGCTTTTACATCATATAGTTTTTCTGCGATTCCGTTAACGACTATGTCAACAAACTTAGGGATGATTGGAACTGGTTTCCAATCTAAGTTTAGATACGATAAATCACCATTGATAGATAATTCATCTTTATATTTTTGGATGGACTGCTCACCTCTGGCGTATAATCTTAAATTATGAAAACTATTTAATCCCTTGTTATACCTACTACCATTAGAGCTGTTATCAAACCACTCTCGTTCAATAGCACGAGCAACCTTTAAACCGTATTCATAACTAATTTTTTCAGCGTCACCAACTACTTGGCTAGGAAAGAAATTATTTGTAGTTCGTCTATTCATCTTATTTTTTAATTATTTTAGACATACCCCCAGTATTCGAATATTTTGAAATATGTATACTTAACGGTTGTTTTTCTATCTTCGCATTTGGTGCGTATAAATGTCTATTGTTAGCCATAATAGCTAAGCCAGAACTTATAGATGCATCATGCTTTGTTCTTTTATTTATATCAAACTTACTCCAATCATTCAATAACTCATTAAAATACAAATCACCGTGTGTTCCATCTTGTTTGATTCCAACGTGATCTTGTATGTACATTTCAATAGCAGCTGCGTGAGCTTGTTTAATATCTTCTGAAGAGTTAGGTATACCACCTACTTCTTTTTCTGCAACAGATAATTTGTTCCATATTTTATCAGGCCTATTCATACTAAACCCTCTATATCCTCTTCGTCTCAAGTAATACAAAAGACGAGGTTTATTGTTCTCTGCAAGTATAGGCATCCCGTAAAATACTAAAGCCATTAGAACGTCCTCAAAGAACATCTCGGCTGTTGGTGGTCTTGACAAGTATTCTAAAAAGAAACTGTTAGCTGGAGCGTCTTCCATGCTAAACCTAGTTAAACCGTGTAAAGCTCCTTTTGATCCAACTCCATCTACTGTACCTGATATATCGTAACTATCACAACCAAAGGCTCCCATGTGCTCATTACCTGGATACTTAATACCGTTTTTAAGTATCACTCTGTTTTGTAATTGTTGAGGTGGAACCCAACTAACTTTAAATCTACCCTTTGGGTCTGGATAAAATATTACTTGTGAATCTTTAATACCACTAACCCATTGAAAGTTTCCAGTTGTAACGCCAAGTGTTCTAGATAACTCTTCGTTGTAATCTATTTGTTCGTATATTTTAATTAGATTAAATATACTTCCTTTAGTCTCATCTCTAAAAGCGTGCTCTGTAGTTCTTGGAAACTGACGGTAGAATTCGTTTAAACCATCTTGATCATCTTTTAAACCGTCAACTTCATTTTGCCAGTTATCTATTACACCTACATCTATTAATTCACCGTCTGGTGTGAGTCTATCGATATCAGGAGTAGTAAAGACTGGAACTCCATACTCGTCAATAAATCCTTCATAGTTCCATTCCATTGGGATAAACAAAGAGTATAAACCAGACTTTGTCTGACCATTTCTATTTCTCTTTGTGACATTTGAGGCATTGTATAGTTTTTTAAAATTCTCTCCACCTTTATCTAAAGCATTTGAAGTTGAGCCCATCATACATTTACCTATAATCCTACTACCTAATCGTAAACATGTTTTTGTAACCCTCCAGTTATTTAAAATATTATCAGGTCTCTCCCATTTACCAGATTCATCATGTACCAATAAAGCTAGTTTTTCACCATCATAACTATTGTCCCCAGTGTTTTTCCAGTCAATAGTCGTGTCCAAACCTTTAATATCTTCAAGCTTTTCGTTTGAGGTAATTTTTTTCCTTGTAAACTTACTAGCAGGTACTCTATAAGCAAGCTCGGATTTTGGACGATCCATACCATCTTGTATAGGTTTAAAAAAGAATGGGTAGTTAATCGATATAGGGACAACTTTGTCTGTAAACATCTTCTTTGCATCTGATCCAGTTTTAGATAATATACCAAACCTACTATCACCTGCGAGAGTAGCTAAATTAACTGTTTCCGCTGATGACATAAAAGAAAATCCAGAACGTCTATTTTTAAGGTAGCACATCCCGTAACATCTTTTATCTGCTTTGCAGGCTTCCCAGAATATATAAAATAATCTGTTTGCCTCTCTAAAATCTGGAGCACCTACATCAATTTTGCTCCATTGTAAGTACATGTAATGCGTACCTGTTATCCAGGTTGGTTTACCATTATTCGTGAACCAGAATCCTTCTTCCCTTCTTATGAATTCTTCGTCTATATAATCGTACCATTTTTCTTTACTGCTTTCCGGATAGTTTCTCCAATCGAATATATTTTTAATTCTATGCAACTCCTTGGGGTACTCGAATTTCACCCATTTGTTCTTCGGATCTTTGTATACTTCTTTAGGAGCTTTTGGTAGCGCAATAACTAGTCCTTGTATTTCTATTATCTCACCTATTTGACCATTTTGAGATAACACTATAATATCGTGTTCTTTATCGTAACCGTATTTCCATTTCTTACCCTTGTTAAGTCTACTGATAGTAGTCTTTTTTACAGGTTCAACTGTCTTAACTAAATTTTGTTCGTACATTATTTAGATCTACTTTCTGCGAATCCCTTAAAAGTTTTTTCCTCTGCCTTTTCAGGTGTTTTACCCTCAAGCAAGTTTTCTTCTTCTTCAATTCTGTTAAGTATCTCAAATGCGTCAAATATAGCTAGTTTTTTAGTAGCCGCGGCGTTCTTAAGTCTATCTGCTGATATGTCATCGTCTGAATCAACGATTGCTTCCTTTGCTACTTTAATCAGCTCTTCAACCGCTTTGTGCCCAGCTTGGATTATATTCTTCTTCGTTTCCTTGATGTTCATATTTGATTGTAATAAAATTAGATAAAACTCGATATAGTCTCTCGCCATCAACGATAAACTCATATTCACTACTTGGTCTAAAACCAACTAGCTCGTTAACTTTAACTGTACCGTCAGAATACTTAACGATACCTTGTAAAGGTTTTTCAGATTCAGTGTTAAACTGATCTGTAGCTTTTAAAGGTATTACAAAGCAATATCCTTTTGGAGCTATCCACTTTTCTTTTTGTTTGTATAAAAAGATTTGATCGTGGTTTATAAGGTAAGTGTTTTCATTAAAATAAGACTTACTGTTTCTTTCAATACCTTTAACGTCATTCCATCTTCTAAAAACGTTGTGGTGCACTATAACTGTATCTCCTGGTTTTATATCTGTATCACCAATAATAGGTGTCGATATTACAATGGCTTCCCTGTTAACATACTGGTGTTGAAATATATCCGTGTTAAGGATTAACTCTCCACCATCAAACTTTTTAGTATTGTTATATCTTTCTCCTTTTGGCTTTACAACAAAGTTGTAAACGCTTTTCATTATTTCCTAAAAGTATCTCTATAATGATCCATCTTAGCCTCTACGTTATGTTCAAATTTATTTGCCTTTTCTCTTTCTTTACGGGCTTTATCTTGTCTATCTTTTTTTTCTTTTTCAGACACTCTAGGCCCATCTTTTCTAGTTAAATCTACAAACGCTTTTAGTGGTGAATTTCTCATAATTTTAATATTGCAAGTTATATTCTACGGACACAGCCATATTCTTGTTAAAGTCTTTCCAAGGTAATACGTCTTTATTTTTTTTGATATAGACGGAGAACTTATCATCCTCCTCTATAATATCGCATATAGTATGACCACCATACACTTCTTGCCCTACGGCATAGTGCATAGCGTCATTCTTATAGTCTTTACCGATACTTATTTTACGAATTAACTTTGACATCGTCTTCGTATTTTATTTCTCCAGTTTGAATATTAATGTCATCAGTACCATACTCTTTGCTTAAATCGCTTTGTACTACCATTAATTCATCTTGAATACCAGCTAGAGTATGTAAGTTGTTGTGCTTTAGTGCTTCTAATCTCCCTAACTCAACATAAAGATTATTAATTTTACCAACCACACCTTGTATCTTTTTTAAATCTTCATCTTTAACTTTCTCAGGTTTAACACCTTTAAGTTCTTTGATTTTTTTACTTGTACCTTTTGTTTTTGTTGTTGCCATTTTATTTAATTTAATTTAAGTTAATTTGTTTTATTTATTCTCCGAAATAACATATTACACCTTCACCATCATCTGAAGTTGGTTGTACAGATAACCACCTACCCATATAATATCCTCCACCAACTACTACGATGATATTTGTACCATCACTAGCGTTTCTACCACCCGTACCATGATCTTTGTCGTTTGGATTAGTGAAATATATTGTTTGCCCATCGCCCAACGTCACGTTAGTGTCTAGAGTTATTTCTTTAACGGCGCTACCAACATTAACAGCCGCTACTTTAGTACCGTAAGGAATACCAACGCCATCTACGTACCAACCAACAGCATATCCTTTTGTTACATAACTAGTATCCATTGTAAACGTTGCTGCTCCAGAAACACCACTACCTTCATCAACAGTATCGCTTGTTGTCCCTATATGCGCAGCGGCCTCTGTGCTCCAGTACATAGAACTATCTGCTGCAACAACCTTTACTAAAGTATTGGCCGCCCCACCTCCCGCGCCAGTAGCCTGTATTGCGATTATATATTTACCGTGAGGTGCTGTTATTTTATTGTTTGTGTTATCGCTATAAGCACTACCTGTTATTCTTGATGTCCAGTCATTTGTTACTATTGCCATAATTTTATTTTTTTACTTTTTCTAGTGATCTACCGCCAAAATAAGCACCGATCACGGTTATTAATACTAATTGAAGTAAATCCACCCATGATGATTTTACTTCGAAATTTAATGCACCTGCGTCTATAAATATCAATAGCATAGTGCATACTATTAAAAATATCAATACTAATGGTCTAACATTCTTGCTAAGCCATGAGTCTGATTTTAAATCTGCCTCCCAGCGAGAAGTTATATTCTTCTCCATTTCTACTTCATAATCACTTATAAGCTGCTTTATTTTAAGCTCAGCAGCAAGCTTTTCTTCTTTGGACGTATGTAAGTTGTCTATAATACCACCAACGCCTTTAACAAGGTCAGCGGCTCCACCAGAAAATATTTTAGTTAGAATACTCATTATAATCCCATCGCGTCTTCTTTCGCCTCTAACGCTCTTTCGGCATCACTTCTTTTCTTGTTACTTTTTTCGTTTTTTATTTCTTGCAAAGACTTTGCTAGTTGCGCTTTAGTTGGATTATCAGTGTCGTAATCATTTTGAGCATTTTCATAAGCCGTCTCTTCATCTTCTGATGTAATCCTAGGCATTTTGTCTATGTCAAACTTTTTAGTTTCTGGTCCTGCTTTTTTTGTAATTGGTGAGTTTGCAAAACCGGAAAATCCTCTCATGTTATATCCCATAATTATTTCTTTGGTTTTGGTTTGCAAGTCCCTGTTGTGCTATCCCACGTACCACCGTTCTTAGCACATTGGTCTTTTAACGATTGGTTGTTGTTTCTAAGTTTCAACTGCTCTTCTACCGAGGGCTCTGAGCTCGCGTGTGTATCAGCTTTTTTCTCCTTAGCTTTTTTAACTGGATCTGTTCCAGCTATCATTGATCTTTTTTGCTTGTATGCCATGATATTATTTTTTTTAATTATGATCTCTTCCAGAAACCGTAGTTGATCTGTACTTCTGCTGATCCTGCTTCTACTTTTAAACCACCTACTTCCACACCACCATCTGACCCGTCAAATATGTTTAGTGGGAAGAATGCAAATTCTCCAGGATATAATCTTATGAAATCAGTATCTCCATCAGCGTTAGTAACGATTACAAAATCATCGCCTGCGTTTGCTGCTGTTACACCATCTGATGCTAGTATTC